GGCCCAAAGACATTACCATTTCTGGGTATCACCAGCAACGTATTCTCATCTGTCAGACTATCGTAGTTGAGAGTTGACGGCTTCTGCATCAGGGCTCTAGCTGAAAGAACTTCTTCTCCCATCAAGATTTCAGTAACGGGATAGGGGCCCGACTCATCCAGCAGAGTGTAAGAGAGGTTTCCTTCAACATCTTCATCTCCCGTCGCACCTGCCTGATATCTAATTCTGGTACTTCTTGCATACTCCATCACTTGTCCAGTTATCTCATTGTCTTTTAGAGGAATAGTATCACGGAGTAGGCCAAATCTCATATTTGGTTTTGCTCTCGCGAAAATGATAACCTTAACAGGGGTCTGTGTCACCCCAAGTTGAGAACGTAACGGATTGACGACCCTAAAATGAAGAATGCCCATGGATATACCTGTCAGGGTCCCCACGGTATCAGAGTTGATAATACATGAGCGAAGCATGGGCTCCGGATTGGAGTAACCCACAGTAAGCTTCATATCTCTACCGGCACTAACATCATAGATGATATTGGGAGAAATATTAGTCGGATCTGTTCCTTGGCTCACCACGGTATCAGAGGTAGAAGTCCAGAAAACCTGTAATGTTCCTCTGTGCATCTTGCTCACGGGTATCACCACGGCATACTCCATGTCCCCTCTCCAATATCTAAAAGGAAAGCCTACATATCCTGCTGTCGTAAGGTGGATTCGCTCCGGATAATTTGCATCCTCATAAGCGAGGAAAGGTGATACCGGAACATTTCCTAGAATATCCCCACTCTCATCGTCAGGAGCCCACTCGAATTCCTTAACAATAGTCCATCGCGAGAAGAGACTTTCAAAGCTCGCTTGGTCTACATCAGTCTCACTCTGGATGCGTGGGTCTATGGAAATAGCGTTACCTTCAAGCAACCCAGCGGTCAAGACAGGGTCCTGAGAGTCAACTGTTGCGTTATTTGAGATTGAATAGAAGGCTCCAGTGTGTGGAGGGGAAAAATTCTCCCGGGTAAAACCGAACATTGCGGCTATACTCGAGACTCCCCCTGCTATACCAGAAATAGCTTTGGCAAACGGTCCAATAATGGGAAGAGATCCCATGAGTCCAGTAGCCGTAGAAACTATTTCAGCTCCTTCTGAGAACTTCAATTGGTACCTAAGCTGATACCTTGGGATTGTTAGGATGAAATCATCAACAACATTGGCGTAAATAGCCACATGCCCATACGCTGTACCACCTTGTACGGCGGTGTTAATGGGTGCCAAGCAATTGATGTGTACTCCCCAAGGCATATGAGAAAGTCCCTGGATCTCAC